TGGTAATACCTTTTGGTGTCCACACTACAAAATAACATCTTGGCGCACCACATACCTCCATTTGTAACTGTGTTTGGAAGTAATAACGGTCTGGAATCATACCATAAAACTCTTGACTATATGGACATTTGACTTCTATTGGAAGTCTGTTTAGGAAACCATCTGGACTAGCACCTAGCGGTAAATCAGGATGTACTATAAGTTTATTACCAGTTTCAGTAATCTCTCCCATAGCCTTTTCAAATTCACATATAGCTAAATGCTCATGTAGATTACCCCATTCAGTCATCTCATTACCTTCAAATGGAGCTTCTCTTAAAGTCATTTGACGCCATAACTTTTGTCTCTCATATACAGATGCCCAGCAGTTACTGGCTGTAATGATATTATGACGTCTATTGTCTGTTAAATGAATCATGCAGACTTCTTGAGTTCGTTAGCATAGTCACGTAATTTAGTTTGTGCGCCAGGTGTTAATTTAAAGAACGCTTGTTTTAATTCACCACGTTTTGCAGCTTCTTCTAAATTGTTTTTAGCAATCTCTAATTGTTCTTCTGTAAGCTCTTCTACAACAGGATTGTTTTGTTGATAGATAGCATTAACAACTTCATTAGCAGATGCAAACTCTGTGCCACCAATGCCAAGACAAGCTAAAGCACGACCTATAGCAGATGTTTCGCAATTCTCTACATAAGATGTGCCATTAATTTGACTAGCTTTTCTAAACTCTTGTGCATGACCTGTAGCAAATGTTTGCACACCTGACTCTGTATGTAATCCTACATAAGCCTTAACAATACATTGGTCATCATCAATCTTAACTATTTCAGTTGTTAAAAAGTAGTTAGGAAATTTCTCTCTAAACTCTTGAACACGTAATGCAACTGTCTTATATTCTTTACCTCTAATATTTACTACGCCTTCTTTACTCATCATTTCTCTCCTGTTGTTTTGTTTCTATCTCGTGTAGTTCCTGCATCACTTGTTGGTAAAACATCAACTCTTCCATTTGCTCTCTCCCTTTCATCAAATCTTTTGTTAAGTTCTTCTAAGTCTTTCCATACTTCTGGTAATATTTCAGCTATACGCTTTAAACCATTCGCCATATTATATACCCCCAAAATATAAAAAGAAACAACCATAACCATTTATTCATCATGTTTCTCCTGTTGGTCTAGTTTATGGTAGGCTTCCTGTTCTTGTTGTTCAAGACGCTCCATATCATCTAAATATTCGTCTGGGTCTAAGTGGCGTTCCATTATATTGCTCCTGCTAACTTACCCATAATATATAGGCATAATGCTACGTAAGCCCAAAAAGCTATTGCAGTAATAATCATTGTTTTGATACTCATGTTTCTCTCCTAATTAAAATACATATTTAGAGTCAATATTAAGACCACTATATCTTACAAAAGGAACACCTTGAATACTTTTTACATCTGGACTTGAAACTGAAACCATAAACCATTTTTTAATTTTTACAGTTTTACTAAGTTCAAGAAATGATTGATGTATAGCAGATTTATCATTTGTAGAGCTTACTACACAGTCAAAGTAATGTTTAGAATTATCTAAACTTGATTGATAACATAATTTTACGTTGTAATTATTCATTTTTCTCTCCTAAAAGTTAAATACTACAGTAGCTATATTAATGACCTAAAAAACATTGTCAAGCATTTTCTAGTAAATTACTAGAAATAAAATAGTTTGCAAATAAAAATACATTGTGGTAATGTTTTGCCCTATGGAGATATTGCGTTACATTATATTAGATGAATTTGACGGAAAACCTTTAAGAGCCTTTAGTAACAAGGCTTCTGCACTATGGTTTCTTGAGAATAGGTCTAATTGCAAGCTCCATATTCTGCCTAGAACGCCTAAAGCAAAAGTCGTGCCAATGTCAGAACTTTATGAAGAATGTTTATTTTAAGGAGAGTAATATGACACAAACTGAATTATTAGAAAAATTATTAGTAGCACAAACATCATTATGTAAAATCCAAAACATTATAGACTCATCAGATACTCATTTAATGGATGGCGGTATAGAATTAGATGAAGAAGAGTTAAGCACAATTTATGAACATATTTGTAACGGATTAGGAGACATGAATGTACAAGATTAAAAACTGGGAGAAGTTTAATCTCTATAATCCTAAGAACCCACGTTATCAAAAAAAGATGACGTGGTTTAAGTTTTATGGAACTGATTACATAAATAACGTAGAAATACATAAACTATCTTTTGAACAAAAAGCTATTTTAGTAGAGTTATGGTGTCTTGGTTCTGAAAGTGACGGTGTGTTACCTGACAACTTTGAAATATCTTTTAGACTTCATTATCCTATTGAATTTATTGAGAAAATACTTGACCAGTTAGTTACTAGAGGCTTTCTAGTAGAAAACTATACGCCTGTTAGGATAGAGAAGAGAAGAGAAGAGAAGATAAGAGAAGATATATATGTCGTTAAAACGACCAATAGGTTTGATGAATTTTGGGAAAACTATCCTAATGTTCGTAAAGTCAACAAGAAAACTTGTTTAGTAAGATGGGCTAATAAAAATCTTGACGCTATAGCAGATGAAGTGATAGGGTATGTAAAAAAAATGAAAGATACTCAATCATGGAAAGATGGTTTCTCACCAGCCCCATTAACGCTATTGAACCAGGAGAGATGGAATGATGGTGAAATACCTAAAGAACGTAAAGTTTGGGAAGGTGGTATTTAGTGAACATAGGTGAAGTGATAGATAAACTAACAGTCAATCAGTCAGTCATTACTGATTACTACGAACAGGAGTTTAGTCATGCAGAGTTTAAAGTTAAAAGTACGGATATATTTGCTAATGACTTGGTCAAGTATTTTGGTGAGGAAATTCATAGTGGCAAATCACTTGGCTGGGTTAAGACGGAAGATAAGTTTCGTGTTAGGAATTCGGAAGTAAACATTCTTACCGGTGTGTCAGGTCATGGTAAAAGTATGTGGTTATCACAAGTCATATTAGCTATGATGCGACAGCATACTAAATGCCTAGTAGCTAGTTTAGAGATGCGACCTGTATTAACATTGGCTCGTATGATTACACAGACTTTAGGTTCACCAGAACCAACAGATGATTACATACACAAATTTTGTGATAGAGCTAAAGACAAGTTGTATATCTATGACCAAACAGGCGTCACTACTTCACAAGACATGATAGCAACGCTATACTATGGAAAACATATTCTTGGTGTAGATGTATTCGTGATTGACAGTCTTATGAAGATGAGTGATATATCTGAAGAGTCTTTAGAAGCTCAAAAACTATTTGTAGATAAGTTAGCTGTTATATCACGTGATTTAAACATTGCAGTTTTTTTAGTCGCACATACTCGTAAGATGAAGTCAGAGGATGAAATACCAGATGCTACAAACATCATGGGTAGTTCACATATCAGAAATTTATGCGATAATATTATTTGTGTATGGCGTAATAGGTCTAAAGAAAAATTAATAGAAGAAGGAAAGACACCTGAAGAAGAACTAAAGATTATTCCAGATTGTAAGGTCTTTGTTCAGAAGCAGCGTAATGCACAATGGGAAGGTTCATTTAACTTTTGGTTTGACCCAAAAGGATTACGATACAAGGAGAGTCCATAATGAAATTAACTGATACACAAAAACTAGATAAACTTTTAGTTTTAATTGACTTGCTAAACATGGAAATTAAAGCTATGAGAAAATTAATTATTGATACACACAAGGAGAGTAAAAAATGACACACTATCAAATTCGTAAACAATGGAGAGTAAAACTTCATGCTAAACGCTGTAAAGATAACGACCAATCTGTAGAAAGATACCACAGAGATGCAGCAGTTCTTAACAGAGCTATGGATATATATAAAATTGAAGGTAGAAGGGCTACTTGGTAATGACTATCAATGACTTTATAAAAGAATGTAAAAAAGTATTCGGTAACGACATTCAATACAAAGCAACTTCTAAAGACGGACAAGTATTTAAAACGAAAGGATGGAGAGATGATAAAGTGGGCATTAACCAAAGACAATTTACCAATGTTAGTAGAGAAGTTAAAAACACTTGACTTTACTAAGCGTTGGAGAGTAACAGTAACAGACGCTAAATTAAACCGTAGTCTAGAACAAAACGAAAGACTATGGGAACTATACACAAGCATAGGTCAACATCTAGGCATTGAGAAAGATAAGATACACGAACTCATGGGATATAAATTCTTACGCTACCAAACTGAAATTGCAGGTATGCCTGTAGAACTTATAAAGTCAACAACTAAACTAACCACAAGTGAGATGACAGAATACCAACAACAGATAGAGGTATGGGGTCAGACTATGGGTTGGGGTTGGGACTATTAGTGGTAGTAATTCAAATACAGCCAAAAGAAACATATCAATGGTTACTTGAAAAACATTATGCAAAACGCATACCACAAATTATGTACGCATTTGGTTTATATGTTGATAACACTCTTAAAGGTGTAGTTACTTATGGAATACCAGCAAGTCCCGCATTGTGTATGGGTATATGTGGCAAAGAATATTCTGATAAAGTTTTAGAATTAAACAGGCTTTGCTTACTTGAAAATAATAAAAATGAGTCAAGTTTTTTGGTATCAAACTCTATAAAGTTATTACCTAAACCAACAATTGTTGTAAGCTATGCAGATACTTCACAAGGTCATGTTGGGTATGTATATCAAGCTACTAATTTTGTATATACAGGTCTTTCTGCACAAAGAGTTGATTGGACAATTAAAGGCATGGAGCATAAACATTCAAAAACAATATCAGATGGCATGACACTTGAAAGCATTAAAGAAAAATATGGTGATGATTTTTACTACACAGAAAGAAGTAGAAAACATAGATACATATTTTTTCATGGAAGTAAAACAGATAAGAAAGTTATGAGAAAGCTACTAAAATACAATATAGAACCTTATCCAAAAGGAGATAGTCAAAAATATGACTCTGGTGGTAATGTTCAAACCCAACAGGTAATGTTTATATGAACTATAGAAACCCTAAACTACTTAAACTAGCAGATGGCGCACCATGTATGTTATGTGGAATACAAGATTCTACAGTTGTGGCGTGTCATAGTAATCAATTGCGTGACGGAAAAGGTACTGGAATTAAAAGTCATGACCATAAAGTAGCATTTATCTGTGGAACACATCATTTTATGATTGATAATGGTAAAGACTTGTCTAGGGA